TCAATTTCATAACATTCAGGTTCACCATCATCTAGAGTTTCTGGATTCCAGATAGCAGTAACTTCCTGCGGACCATTTAGTGTTTTAACTAAATCGCCAACAACGAAATCTTCAACACTCTTATAAGTTCCATCAGCAAGTTGAATCTTTGTTCCAGCAATTACACAACCGCCGCCAACAATCGCCTTGGGATACATGCCCATTTCCATATAGGTATGATTGACTACAATAAGCGGAATGTCTTTAATTGTCAAGTGCGGCGTGACAATACGGAATAGCGACTTGATTTGCTTAGCACGAGTCATGTCAGCAGCACTCTTTCCTTCAAGTGCATCATCTGCTTCTTTCTTAGAAGCAAGATTTCCAATGGAGTCGATTACGATAATGACACGATCACCACGTTCAATAGAATTAATTTGATTGGTGAGATCATGTTTAAGCTGTTCGATATCTGTAATAGGTGTGTGGACAACTCGGCTAGGATCAATTTTAAATGTCTTAAAATATGCCTGGGGGGCGCCAAATTCAGAGTCATAAAATAGAAGGGCGGCATCTGGGTATTTCTCCATGTACGCTTTGACCATCATCAACGAGAATGCGGTCTTGAAATGTTTAGATGGTCCTGCAAACATCGTCATACCAGGAACCAATCCGCCATCCAATCGTCCTGACAATGCCACATTGAGCATCGGCACAGACGTCGGAATCATATCTTTCTTTTCAAAGAACTTTGAATCAGCAAGGATGTCGGTTTCTTTGATTGTAGATGTCTTTTTCAATTTTTCCAAAATGCTCATATTATCTCCATTATACTACTTTATAAATTGCATCAGCACAGCTCATCGCAATCTTTTTATATCCAAAGGGTTCCAAAAACTCAAGAATGTCTGCATTGAGTGTATTGTCTTTCAAAAGTTTTCCGTTATGATTTAATCCTGCCTGCTTTTGTTGATCAAACCAATTTAAAAATCCAAGTTCACAACTAATGACAGGTTTAAATTTCTCAATAGTTTTAACGGCGCCGCGCAGTACATTCAGTTCATAATATTCTACATCAAGCTGAATAAAACTGCAAGCGTCCAGGTTCAAAGAATCAAGAGTAATCATAGGAATTATTTGGTGATCTTCATTAATTGTGTTCATTCCTAGATTTGATTGGAATTTTCTATTGACTGTGATAAGCTTATTCTCATGACCTAGTGCAGCTTGCAACTTGATAATATTATCTTTTTGACAATTAAATGCTAGACATAAGAAATTCAAAGGATCAGGTTCAAAAGTATATACGCGCTTAAACATATCAGAGAGCAATCTAGGTTGCATACCCATGCACCCACCTGCTTGTACACATACCGTCTTTTCTTCTACAAGCTCTTCATATGTTTTCTTGTGCGACTTATTCCAGTCATCACGAATTCCCGTCCATGCTTCTGTATCAGCAGCAACCCACATCCATGGTGAATTGCCATCGATAGGATCTCCTCTCAGGCACATGTATTGCATATATTCTTGCATATTACCTCCCTGCAATCTTATAAAGCTTCTTTCTAAACTGTTGAATTTTCTCGGCACGTTTAGGCCAATAAATGTTATCGCTCTTGTCTGCGTCTTTCTCTAGATTCTTGAGCAAGGGTTCGATTGCCTTTAAAATCTTATCTACTGTTTCTGTTACTACAGGTGCAGCAATTTCTTCGGGTGTGGTTGATGTAAATCCAAAGTCAAAATCATCATCAAAATCTAAAGTTGGTTTGTTCATTCAAAAAATCCTTCTAGTGTACTAATCTTCTCAGGTGACCAATTGATCACGTTTAAAATAATTCTCATGGGATCCAGGAACGCCTTTTCAAATTGTGTTTCGTAGTCAATGTATCTTTCCAACCCAAACTGCTTGGGAAGTACGGTGGCGACTGCCAATACGTTCTCCTTGATGGGATTAGGAGTTTTCATATAACAGAACTTGATCTTTTCACCCTCTTGGATTTGAGGATACTTCATGGTCAGGTTATGTTTATTTAGTAGTGAGTTGTACAACAACGCACCACGAACATGTATGGGAGTTCCTTTTTGATAAATGTTCTCACGACTACGATACTCAGACAATCCACGACACCCTCGCGGGAATGCAATCTGCTCAAAGCTCATTTGAACGAACTCGCAGCGAAACTTCTCTACGAATCGTTGCAATGTTGCCTCATCAGTTTCCATAATCAACTTCAAAGCATCTTTAATCTTTGCTCGACAGGATGCAGGTGTTGATGACTTGACTGCCTCAATGCCGTTCATCTTGAGTTTTGCTTCGGCATAACGCACACCTTCATTGTCATAGACGTTGAGAATGTATCGCTTCTTTGCTGTCCAGATTCCCTTATTAGCAATCGATTCACGCTTCATCCTCAGAAAGCTTGTATGAGCATTAGTATGCTGTGCAAGATCATCAAAGCATTTTTCAATGTAAGGTTCTAGTTTGTCTTTACAAATCTTATCAAGCGCGTCAATCGTTTGCTCTGTTGTTTTGCCTGATAAAAATTTCTTTACCAATGGACCCATGTTGAGATAGTTCGAATCCGTATCAACCGCAATCACATAGTCCCTCTTGGTTGTGTTAAGCAGTTTATTCATGTACTCATTGAGATTTTTTTCAATCCAACGAATCGCAAACTGCCCTGTAAGTGTGATTGCCTCTGCAAATTCAATCTGAAACCAGCGGGAGTATTGATTGCCTAGCGTGCCATACAGTGAGTTGAGTTGAATCTTACGCGCCATTTGTAGATTAGTATAACGTGCGATCTCATTACTAAGTTCCTGCGTAGGAGTCTTTTCGTACTTGCGCTTGGCATCCAGCATCTTGTTCTTGTAGATCTTGCGATCATCCATCATCTTTTCTACAAGAGCAGGTAATGCACCTTTCTTACTTCGATCCCAAAGACACCCGTTCGCCGTGATAGCAAAGTTAGAATCTTTTAATTGATTTTGAATTTCATCATCATTAAACGCGCCATTCAACAATTGATCAACAGTATAGTTATGCCTTACCTTACCTGCATAGGTTTCGGGTGAGATATTATACTGCACGATGATTGACGGGTATTCTGAGGTAACGTCTAGAGAGACAACCCAATCATGCTGACCAACTAGTGGGTCTTTGACATAGGCACCTGCGAATGCTGCATACTTTTGTGTGTGCTTGAATTGTGGAATAACGATTTTTTGATTGATAAGATAGTTGTGAATGATCACATCCCACAGACGAACTGATGTAAACACATCCTCGTAGTTCGTCTTGGCATCATAGGCAATCGTGAATGCAAGATCAATCAACTTCATCTTGTCATCTAGTTTTTGTACTAGAAGAACGTCATTGATATTATAATCGATGAACTTCTGATAATCTTCCTTATACAAAGCAAATAAATTATCAAACTCGGAATAATCGATTTTGCTTTCACCAATCTCAATAGAACAGATATGATCTAGTCGATAGGACTCTTGATTGGTGTAAGTATACTTCTTGTACAGTTGCAAATAGTCGAGCACAGCAATACCTACAGGACTATAGGCCTGCTGTTCCTTGCCATTGATCTCTATCTTTTTCTCATCAAGCATATTCCATGGCGAGAGTTTCTTGGCGAATGTCTCGTCATGTACCTTGGTGATGCGATTAACAAGATAGGGTATATCAAAAAATTCTACGTTCCAACCTGTGATCACATCAATGTCCAAAGCCTGCCAAACCTCAAGAAACTTTAGTAAGAGATTTGCTTCATTGGTACACTTAATATAAGTAACAGCATCTTGTGAAGGTGTGTAGTCGCCGCAACCTAGAACATAGATCGTACTACCAACCTGCATCGTGATTGCCGTGACTGCCTTGTCGGCATCTCGAATATTGGGAAACCCAGAATCAGATTCAACTTCAATATCAATATTGCAGATATTGATTAGACTCTTATCATAAACTAGTTCACCTGAGTATTCATCATTGAGAAAGGTATAAAGAAACTTATCAAGACCATAAATCTCCAGGCCTGAAACACCATCATATCGCTTTATGAATTCTCTACCTTCGTAGATGTCATCGAAATCTATTCGGTCTACGGTAGATCCAGAAAGGGTCTTGTATGGTGATGTGCTGCCCTTCTTCGCAGGTACGAATAGATACGGTCGGTAACGAACTTTTGTTTTGAATCGTTTGCCATTCTCTATTCCGCGCAGATATATATAACTGCCACGCTGAAGGGCATGAGTGTAAAACTTCTTCATCCTGTACCTCATCACTGTCATGCACAATCATAACACAAACTCCGAATCTAAATCAAGCGGTTAATGATAACATCTCGTCATGTTTCTTTTGAAGATAATCATTTAACCGATCAATGTAGCCGAGATTACGCAGCTCTTTGTACATTAAGTTTTCATTAGAAAATTCACCCGCATGTTGTAACCCTGCAGAACGCATGTGATAAAATTTTTCTTTAAGGTCATTAATTTCTTTGGTGTGATCGCCAGGACCTGTCAAAATACGCTCAATGACTTTCTTATATTGTTCTATTTTACTAAGAAGTGCTTTGTCGTTTTCAAAGTCAGGATGATTTTCAATATTGGGCTTATATGACCACTTGCCTTTCATCAAGGAATATGCACCCTGCTTTGATGTTACAGGTTGGCGATAATCCTGAGCATACAATTCTACAGGATACCCCATAACCTTCAGATTAGGGTGCTTATATGCCCAAAGCATTTTCTTATCATAAAGATAGTCATTGACGATCTTTTTATCTACAGGAACTTTCTCGAGATTGACAAGAAGATGCACATCAAGGTCAGAGTGCGACGTATAGTTATAGTTTGCATTACCACCAGTAAGAATAATATCTCGTACAGCAGTTTCTGGAATATTTGCAGAACGTGCCCACATTTTACCAATCTGCAATAAGCGCTCACGAATTATGGGCTTGAGATCATCATTCTCCCACAACAAAGGATTTAGAGTATCATGATACTCAAGCGTGAGCTTTTCTTCTTTAAGATATCCCTTGAATGATTGCATTTCTACCCCAAGACAGATGTGGCCAGATTGTAATACTTAACTCTATCAGCTAAAGCCTCAGCAGGTGTGCGTCCGTTAATACGAGTAGAAATGTTTTCTATGTCACCTTGATCAGCGATAGGATTGAGTCGCTTTTGCGTCCAAACCCACCCTGCTGACATGCAAGCACCTTCAGTAGATTCCATGTATGTAATTATATTTGAATGAGGCACACCCAGATCATCAGCAACCATTTCGTATGGAGTTTTTCCTGTCACTTGCAACAATCCGCGTCCACGGTATGTATACCCATCACCTGACGCCTCATCGCCATTGCCCATACGATTAGCATATACTCTACTGCCAATCCTTTGTGGATTATGTGCATAGGCGTCTATATTGCTAGAATCAAAATGTGACGGGAATACTTTGAGTAGACCCTCAGCAGTATAATTCATATTTTCTACAAGAACACGAAATCCGCCTGTCTCAACAATGACTTGAGATAGAAATCCTGCAATTCGTCTGGAAGTATTAATTTCATACTTTGCAAAAGTTTTGTTGAGCGGATCGACATAGTTTGCCAGATGCGCTACATTACCAGATATTTTTTGAAGTTGGTCTAGTGTAATCATAGTATTCTCACAAATAAAAAAGGGCGGATTGCTCCGCCCTCGTATTTATCATAACAAAAATATCACTTAAACGATGTGAATCTTCTTTGGCTTCTTGTGATCAGGAATCTTACGCTCAAGATAAATCTTGAGCATGCCATCCTTGAGTGTTGCCTCAGAGACTTCAACATGTTCTGCTAGCACAATCTTTCGCTCGAATGGGCGATCTGAAATACCTTTGTGACGGTATACTTTCTCGATGCCATCTGCGACTAGGGTTCCAATAGTAGGATGCCCATTGATGGTGAGAATATCTTTGTCTAGCTCTAGTTGAATCTCATTCTTTGAGAAACCAGCGACTGCAAGCTCTACGAGCCATTTGTCAGCAGAGAGTTCGACAATATTGTGCGGGGGATATGTAGTAGTAAGTGATTTGGAAAACTGAGAATGTACGTTTGCCAAATGATCAAAGAAATGATCAATACCAACAGAATAGAACGATGTGTTCATAAATGCCTCCTAGTTAAAGCAAGGTTAGTGAAAAAGACGACCCCGAAGGCATCGTCAACATTATTTATAGACGCTTCCACCTACTCCCCAAAAATATTTTAGTGCGAGTTCTTTTAAACCATGAAACTTCCCATGGAATATTTAAGACGAAAATTCTTCCGCCAAAGACATCCCACTCCCAAACAGGTTTAGGTGGTGGTCGTTGCAACCAAGCAGGATCCCACGGATTGTTCATAATATACCTTCATGATTATTTCTTACCGATATTATACTTAGTCACCAGTGACCATTCACCCTTTTCTTTATAAGCAAGAACTTTGATTTGGCTAAGAGGTGTGATAGGTTCTTTTGTTTTTTCAGGATCAACAATAGTAACCAGACCCCATTCAGCAAGTAGGTTAATAATTGTATTGCGCCGACCAATATCAGTTTCTGAAAAATCTGTAGGCTTGCCATCAAGAGCAAATAGTTCTTTGAAGTGTACGATATAGTATTTTTTTTGCTTATGCAGAATGTGACAAGATTGATAAAGCGTCTTGTCTTTGCGCGAAGCAATGCCGATACGAGTTAATGTCTCTTTGACCTTTAGAAAGTCGTCAGGTTCTTTGAGCATGACTTCGATTAGTGATTCTACTGGTAGTCTCATTTTTAAATCCACCTTTGTTTTTTATTTTTTTTAGTTCAGCCAGTTGTTCGGTGGACAACAATGATAACGCAATTTCAGCCTTTTTGTCTGAATACCCGTAGACTTCTTTTACAATATCAATGTCACCCTTTTCTGTCTTTTTCGCCCATCTAGCGTATCTTTTCTTGGGTTTGATGATATTTATTAAAAAATCATATTGAAGCTTATGATCCAAATGATACTTACTATTGATCAGGTTCGCAAATCCAATTGTATCTGGAAAATATGACAATCCTTTATTAACTATCCATGGATTGTATCTAGTTTCCTCGTACTCAGGATTTTCTGCATCACTAAGAAGATTCTTCTTGGTATAGTTGATGCTGTCAATAAAATCAAAAGGACTATATTGTGCTTTGAGTTTGAAGTTTTCTTCTTTGGCCTCAGGTTCCTCTTTATGATTACATGCCATTAATTGTGTGATATTCATTCAAGAATCTCCACTTCACTTTCGGTAACTACAGCAACTCGTGCTCCGCAAGGAAGCAAGGGCTTGTCATTACCTGAGTATACAACCTCTGATGGACCTAGAATACGCACCTTTTTGCAGTATGTATTTTTCGATCCACGCTTGACTGTGATGACTGCCTCACTTGTATTATTCTTCTTATTAGAACGAATAATATGCTGATTCACATGAATGTAGGTTTTCATTTGAAGTCACAGTCACGCATGATCTCGGCAAAGCACGCAACTATGTTTATTTCCTGATCAGCAACGAATGCTGCCTTATACTGATACTCAGCAAGGATGACGATCAGATGTGGAATAGCGGCGGATGTGACCGATTCTGCTGCGTTGTCATACAAGTGCCGAAACAATGTAGTCGTATCGGTGTCTGAGTGTTCTCCCACCCACTTACGCATGGCAGTGAAGTTTTTGCTTTTTAAAGCCTCAATAAGTACTTTATAAGCATCGCTACTAGTAGAACCAAAGACAGTCGAATCAATCCGACCGCTAGCAGAATGATGTTGGATTTCATTTAGAATACGCCTCCAATCAGGAAAGTATCTTGTAATTAGTTCAATTATAATTTCCTTGTCGTATTCTACACCTTCCTTCTGCAGAATAGTTGCAAGTCGCTTGAAAAACTGTGCAGCAAGTACAGGTTTATCTTTCTTTGCAATCTTAAACTCAATCGGCGGACACCGTGAGTGTAAAGGAGCAATGATACGATTCTTGTAGTTACAAGTCAGAATGAATCCACAATTATTGCTAAACTCCTCCATGAAGTTACGCAATGACGGCTGTGTACTTTGTGGGTTTAGATAATCTGCCTCATCAAGAATAACGTACTTACGACCACCTTTGAATGAGACAGACGATGCAAACTGCATGATCTCATTTCGTAGCGTATCAATGTTGCCATTGAGTGAAGCATTGATGACTAGATAGTCACAACCCAACTCCTCAAGCATTGCTCTTGCAACTGTTGTTTTACCTACACCCGCTCCACCAGAGAGCAGCATATTAGGAATATTCTTCTGATCTACATAACCTTGAAACTTCTTCTTTAATGTATCAGGAAGAATACAGTCCTCAATAGTCCTCGGTCGATACTTTTCGACCCAAAGGAATTCTTCTTTTGCCATGATATAACCCCCATAATATAAAAATCAATTATTGCCAAGTCGAATTTGCTTCGATTGCAATCCAGTATGTGAGGTTGCTTGATTCAAACTTTGAAATACCCTTAGACGAAAGCGAAACTTCATAATCACCAGGAAGCATTACAAAATATTCATTACGGAATACTGCATTGAATGTACGATCTGTTTTGCCTACTTCAACGCTGAATGTATCAGCAGTAGGATTCTTCATGTCTACAGCACGCATAGTAATTGTCTCGCCATCACCTGCAATTGCAATCTCAGGTAACTTCATGACGAGGCCTGCACGCTTGACCTTGTTCAGATCATCTGCTTTAAGATTAAAGGTTGCTTCTGCAATAGGAAATGAAGCATCCTTGGCGGGGGGCGTAACAAATGTGCTGGCGTCTGCATAAACATATACCAACTTTTGATTATCGGCGACAATAGTTGCTGATGAATCACCTAGAATGATCTCGGGACTGTTGAACAGCGACAGAACACCTAGAAACCGTGGCAAATCAAAAATTGAAAACTCACGGTCGAATGTCACGTCAACCACAGCCTTTGCCATAATTGTCTTTTGTGGAGAGAATGAACGAACCTCATTACCCTTCCGAAACAACATGCCTTGATTGATTGATGAGAAATTCTGTAGAATCTTAATTGTCTTTTCACTTAAAATCATTGTAACTCCTAATAATATAAGTTAACACACGATATGCACACTAACATACCGTGTGTTATTATGCAAGTGCTTTGTTAAGCCTTCTTGCCCAACTTTGCGGGATCAGCAGTTGCTGCTGCGCCCACTGCTGCTAGATCAGCAAGTGAACCACCAAAGACATATGATCCAACGTGCTTGAGTTCAATCCAAGGTGCAAGCCAAACCTTTAGGCCGATCTTTCTAGCCCACTGACAGAACATATAATCTTCTGACAAGTAACGATTAGAATACTCGAATCCAAAGGCGCTCTTCTTGGTGTCAGCAACGAATGCCTTGACTTCATCAGGTGTTGCATTCGGATTTTGCTTGTAGAACTCATCAAGCTCTAGACTCATATGAGCGTGCTTGTTGTCGATAAGTGCATCGAAGAACGCATGAATTTCACGGGATCCGTCAAACGCTGCAGTGCGAACGTGGTCAGGACGATACATGAGATGAGGATAAGCATCTGCGAACTTTTGCATTGCAGCTTTCTTGATCATCATGAATCCTGTACCAGATTCTAGAACTTCAGCAGGTTCAGCAATCTGAATTTCTGTCTTACCACCCGCAGGATTGAAAACGTAGTCGCCTACGAACTTCTCAAGAATATTAGGATCTTGATCAGCGATGCCCTTATCTACGGCTTGCTTGATCTTCTCCCAAGAGATACACTTCTTGGGATATGGTCCGCAAAGAACATCATACTCACTCTCATCTGACTGTAGAGCGAGCATGGTCAAAACGTCATTAGCATTGAACCCAATATCGCTGTCAATGAACAGCAAGTGGGTGCAATCTGAACGCATGAACTCATCTACACAGTAGTTGCGAGCACGAGTAATGAGTGACTCATTAAACAGGTAGTAGTAACGAACCTCAATGCCATAATGTACGGCAAGGGCTGATAGATCGTTTGTGCTTCGGCAGAACATACCGGCACACATACCACCATACATAGGGGTTGCAACAAAAAGCTTACGCTTTCTAATTTCTTCAACAGGTACCTTAATTTCCATTCATAGTCTCCATATCATGCACATGCAATTGAATAACAGCGTAGTGGATTACTTTAAGAAGATCTTTTCGCCAATCTTCTCTAGAACCTTTTCTTCCATAACGCTGCGCGTATTTTAAAACATTACCAATACAAAATCCAGTCCCATGACCGGAATCAATAATAAATTCAGTTGCCTGAAAATTATTTTTTGAATAATGCTGTCCGTAAGTAGCATCGATGTACTTTTTGATTTCATCAAGTAGCACACCTTCGTTGTATTTATACTCGATCATAACACCTCACACACATATCCATTCTTTGATTTCCTGTAAAAAATAATTTTATAAGGAATATTCTCTTTTTTACTTGCAAGAGTTTTCTTATATGAGTGCGGCT